TCCGGTGACATAGCCTAACACTCCCGTTCCGGTGGTCGAGGCGGCTGTAATTGAGCCAGTATCAAATGACTGTGCCGAGCCTGGCCCTGCGAGCGGTGCTTTCCCCGCCATCTCCAAAGCCCTGTTGGTCGAGTAAGCAGTGAATTTTACTGTGTCAACCATCTCCTTTCTGCCTTTGCCATTAGCCCCTGTGTACGACACAAAAAGCCGGTGCGTGTCAGTTGTAAACAGCGGTTCGCCATCTTTAAGAATAGCGGTTGGAAGGTTTGCATCCAGACCCCGTTTAAATTGGATCGTGCCTATTGTAGTTGCCGCCAGTGCTGTACCAGCAAACAGGCAAAGTAGAACTGTTAGCAGATTAAATCTCTTCATTAGAAACTCCCTCCATCTAAAGTAAATGTCACTGTGTCGCCAAAGCTGCCACCATCAATATTGAGGATAGGGGGTGTGTTGCCCCACACAGAACCACTAGCAATAATGACTATGGGCTTTTCCTCTATAACAGTAATGGTGATTATATCACCTGTTTTCTTGGCTTTGCATATCATGGTAATAACGTCAATGTTCCGTCAGCCACTCTAATCACCGCAGCCGTATCAGGAATTATTGCCTCTATCTTATGATAATAAACCGTATTAGGTAACGCTGCTAGAAGCGTATCTGCTGCAGCAAGTTCCATACTAAATGACTCGCCTAAATCAGATATCAAAGAAATACTTGTAAACTCAGTAAGAGCATCCTCATCTGTTTCTGCTGCCAATATATGCAAATGAAAAACAGTACCCACAGGAACCGAAGCACCCTTAATAATAAACTGTCTAAAGAATGTAGTTCCTCTTTGCATCTTAATATTAACTCTAGCCGCTTTGGTTTTAGTTAGCATACCATCTCCTATACCCAACCATTACTTTTAAATATATCTCTCTCAGTAGTATCCTGAACAGCTAAACCATAAAGCATAAGCTTTTGACAAGCCAACTCATACTGCTGCTCATAGCTAGAACTCTTATCTGCATTAGCTGTAGAATCATTTGCACCCATAGGTTTAAATACCTTAGCTGCAATAAATAGCAACAACGGGTCTACAATAGTATCAGGGATATTTAACTCGTAATCTTCTGGGTCAGTATCATCTGCTACAATCTTATTTGGATAGGATTGATAAACAATACTTACTATTTGTGGAGAAACAATATCTGTGATCTGTAGGATATCAGGAGCTATCTGTTTAATGGTAGGAACTTCAGGGGCGTAATCAGGATCATATAAACTAACACTACTAGTGTAATTCATTCGTATTTCAGTACCATTTGAATCATAAGCACTAAGCACTTCAATAATATTTAGAAAACCATCAACATCAAGAACTTCCTCAATATACAATTCATCTGTTATGTCAGTTACAGGTGCAACTCTATCTGCTCTTAAGTAATATCTTCTAGTGTTTGGAGTAACGTGCAAAGTAAGTTCATTCTCCAGTAACTTGAATCTCTTGTATAACTCAATAACACCCAGGTTAACCTGATTGATTATTTTACTATGATATGTTTCTTTCAGTAAACCATCTGTCCCACTAAATGTAGTATTTGCAAGGGCACCAGTAGATAGGGTATTAAACAGTTCTTGCAATATCATAATATATCCTTTGACTCAGATTTTACACAACATACGAAGATAAACCAGAATCGTCAAGGTTTTCTTCATCATCTAATTCCCACATATCAGATTTAGTCTTAGACAACTTAGTTTCTTCTGATGGCCTCCATACCTTTAACGAAGCCAACATACTAATCGTATCTAGGACATCATCATGCTTTGCCTTCATTGAACCAGCAGATACTAAGGATAATTCAGCCAACGCTTCCTGTATCAATGGCGTTTCCTTAATCTCTTTAGGAAAGAACATCAAATGAGATTTAAACCAGGGAACAACAATATTAAACCTAACCATCTTATTCGTATTAGGTCTAATTCCAGCAGTACTGCCTTCACTAGCTAGATTGAAATAGGAATTCCTATCTAACATCTGTCCCTGAATCCAAGGGATGAATCCACCCTGCTGACCACTTACTTCTATTCCTACCTGTTGAGGACTGTATATCTGAGCCAATCTAAACAAGTCATCAATATTCTTATCCATTGTCTGCCGTCTACATACACCATCAACCAAGAACCAGAATCCTTTATTATTCAAAGCCCAGACAGCAATAACAGAATAATCGGCAGACTGTTTCTCACTCGTGGCAAAGTCAGTAGTGATATAGAAATTAAATTTAGATTTATTAGACAGTAAGGTAGACCTGTCATACCAGAGAATATCTCCATCCTCAATCAGACGATCTTCCTCACTCATAATCCTCAACATCAATTCCTGATTGAAGTCAGCAATCTTGCCTTGCTTCATAGCAAAGTCATACTGTTTCTTAACATACTAATATGGTAAACGACTCTCCCACGCTCCTCTAAAGTCATTCTCACTACAGGGGAACTGATTGCATACAGGAAAGACATTAACCTTCCATGCTCCTGATTCAACCGCCTTATACAAAGGATCACGCGCATTAAACGGAGTACCTGACCAGATGATCTTAGACCTCGTAGGATCAAGAGCAAAGTTAACGGCCTTATTAACAGTAGATTCGATAGACGCAATAACCGTATCTGACCGAGCATCTTCATCACTAATCAAGTCATCCAATATAGCTAACTGAGGACGTACTGCCATTTCCTTACTACCACGTACTCCTGTTTTAGCTCCGTAACCCTTGACAATAAATACCACACCATCAACATTTTTAAACTCCCATCTGATATCAGTGAACCTAATCTCAGGAATATAAGCCATCAGAAACTCACTATTATCCCGCCTGTACTCAAGGTTCTTTCTCATATTCTTCACGCCGTTCTCAATACTATCCGACACGTATAAAGCAAGATTCACTTTACCAAAACCAGGAATCTCTCCATACACAGCAATGTATAAATATAAATATTCAGCCATCAATGTAGTCTTGGCTGAACCACGAAAGCACATATTAAGTATTTTCTGATCTTCACCGTGAACATTATCCAACATCTTCAAATGAGTAACAGGAGTTTCATGTGTTTCACCAGCTACACCATTAACCATCTTGATAAAGTTGACAAACTCAAGAGCGAAAGCATCAGGTATATAAAACTCGTCATCGTCATAATCAACAGAGTTAAGCCATTCAATAACAGTCTTCTTAGGGTATTCACTCATATACTTGCATCCGATATATTAGCACTTTGACTGATCTTACTTTGAGCTATCGACTTAACTGATATAACTCCAGCTTCAATCATTTGTCTCTGTTGTCTAGCCAATGCCATAGTAGTCTCTCTCAATTCCTGTATAGTAGAATCTTCTTTAACACCTATATTCAATTCAACCTTCTGTATTTCTGGTGGTTTAAGTGTCATCAGCAGATTAGCAGCAGCGTCACTTCTAACCTTCTCACTCTTTGCATTCATCATCAAGTCAGCTTGTACATTAATAGCCTTCTGATACAACGGAGCATTAAGTATATGAGTAGGCATCATAGTTTGACCCATTAGCAATATAACCAACTTACTGCTACCATACCTGCTAGTCAATGCTCCTATCTCTGATCTATCAACTCCCCTGTTAATCAAATCATTATATCTTTGAGGAAATGTCTTAGACCATGCAGTAGTCTGATTATCACCAAGCAATCTATGACTGACAAACTTCACAGCACTTAGGTAATCAGTGATCTTAAACTTACCTTCGTTCAAGACACTGGTTAAACCAATAACATTCTCTCTAAACACAGCTAACTGTTCTGGATCGGCAATAGCCGTATTAATTACATCAATCAATTCAGGATTAAGATTCTTCCTGATATGATTAGGTAAGGCAGATTTAAACTCATCAAGAGTAATAGGTTCATTGTATGACATCTTCACCTCCTACATAATTCCACAAGTATTCTGCCTCATCATGATCCCTACATCTGATATACTCTGGATTAATTACATATGTCTTTCTGTAGTCAACAAAGTGATACTTCAATGTAGCATCTTCCTTATGAGGAATAAACTTACTAGTCATTGGTCGTATTAAACCAACAGACTTAAGCTCAGTTAGATTCCTGCTCAGTGTCTCTTTATCAGTCTTATCCATCTCTGTAGTAGCAACATAGTTGCAGACATTATTAGTTAATGACCGATTATACTTCAAGTTATTAAACACACTGAAGGCTCGTTTACTTACCTTATCCAACAGATCAAACACATCCTCTTTCATATTCTTCACCTTTGCATTAGTCATTGGCCCTATAACACTAAATGGAGCACGTAGTCTATTTAACTTCTTACGTACAACAACCTCACTTGTATCAGCATTATAACTAACATTACCTATATTCATTCTGTATCCATTAGTTTACATTTTAATTTTTCCCACATCCACAATACAGTACCACCATCTGCTATTGAAGAAGCAAAGTAATACTCTCCATCAGCTTGTTGACCCAGTATAACAACACCAGTTAGTTCAGCATCAAGAGCTGCCTGCAGAACTCTTTCAGTTGGGATATCCAATGACGTTACATTATTAAGTGTAACTATTTTAGGTCTTACTATTTCTAAAGTCATCCAATAACCATCCAATCTTCTGCCAGTATATCCGTCTGAGATGCAAGCCAAGGAACAACATTATCCTGTGCCGTCTTCATAGCCAAGTAAGCACCATAAGGAACCATATCATCAGGAAACAATCCTTTAAGTGTACCCATTTTATTGCCATCTGCTGGATAACTATTCGCAGGCACGTAATAGATAAACATACCTTTGCCATTCCAACCAAACCTGCACACTTTCTGTCCTGCTTTTAACATCTGTAATGCATCGCTGAAGTTCATAGTCATTCTCCTTTAGTTTAAAGTTCACACCTATCCAACATGGATTCTATTGTTTCAGCTATTCTCTCAAGCTGCCAGTTCACTGCTCTTAGTTCAGTAAAGTAACTAGGATATTCTCTTTCAGTCCCACTTGCAGTCTTGCAAGGTGACTCATGTTGAGAACAGATAGGACTAAGCTTTTCACTCAAACGTCTGGTTAAATTATCCAATCCATCTGCAGATGCACGTAATGATTTCAGACACATCTCTGCAGTTGTACTGGGTGAAGGTACAGCACATGGCTGATTAGATTGAATATACTGCTCTCTCTTTACGGCATACTGTGGTTCATCTTTGTACATAGCAAACTCCTTTAGTTTATTGGTGGGTAGAGTAGGATTTGAACCTACGCGCCTTTCGGACAAGATTTACAGTCTTGCGCTATCAACCACTCTGCCATCTACCCATTCATTTAGTTTCTAGCAATAGAGGCATTAGCCCACATAACCGATTCTTCCAAAGCCGTCACAGCCAAACTCTTCTCTCTGCTGTCAGGACACAACGTATTAATTATCGTAGCCATTTCCTTTGCCGCATCCCGAATAATTACATAACTCTCTGCCTGTTTTACATTTGGTGGATGGTACATAAACCTGTTATCAATATCTGTCTGTTCCATTGTGTTACCTCCTGTATAATTTGTGGTCAATCTTGTACTCCCACTGTAACTATTTTGCAATGGGTTTTACACTTCGGGAGATATCTATACAAACACGCCCTTGTAACTACCTAATATATAATAATAATTTTTTACAAATTTCGTATATATATACTCTCCAGACACTCCGCATTTCGTTTCGCTGCGCTCACTCATGCTCGTGTCTGTCGAGACAAGCTATCCCCTAGAGGATAGACAAGCGAATCTCGTCAAAGGAACCAAACCACTTACCCTTATCCTGTACCTTCATGACGTAATTCCTCTTGTTATATCTGATCACATCCATGGCTATTAACTTACCACTATTCAATGGCAATTCTACATGATCCAACTCACCCAACAGCATAAGCTCAGGTATCAGTTCTGAATCAGGATTATAATACCCTTCCCTCATTACCTCTTTAAGTAAACTTCCCATACGTACCTCCTATAATATCCAAGATACACAACCTATTGTTGTGAATCATAATATCACAATACGTACCGTTTATTACCTCAGTACTAAATGACGCACCCAAGAGAAACAACTCAGCCTTATATTCCTTAGTTAGCTTATATGGCAAATGTATTACTTCTTTCACACCAAATATATCACAAATATACTGCAAATGCTTGCCACTCATTCTGGCTTCTGTATTTATAAATGATGTACCTGTTTTGCCTCTAATTGTACTTGACATAATATCCCTCTACCTAACACCTAACTAATATCTACAGATATTGTATTAAATTACTTACTGACTTCTTGAAGAAGCATTATACTTACTTGTAATTATATTACAAGAATATTATTTCTATTGTAGACACAACACATGATAGTCAAAGCTAAGTATTGGTAATACCAAAACTTTTTAGGAAATAAATAAAATAGGTACTGAGCCAGTACTGTATGCGTCAGCATCAAAATCTAAACCTACCCCCCCAGGTTGCAAAGTATTTGGCCTCCAATATTCCTTTCCTCTATCGCATCAGAGCTACAGTCAACAGCTCTCTCATGTACTGGCACTAGTGCCTATCCCACATGTGAAGGAGACATCTCATGAATGTCATCAACGCACCAGAAGCAACAGCAGGTATCGTACAGAGTATTCTTGATCCTATCAAGAGTATCTTACGTACCACCAACAACCTCTGCAAATCAGTAGAAGTAGTAAGCGAAATCATCTTAGATTCCGCTGAGTTAACTAAAGAGATTGCATGTCTCTCTCTTACAGCACAACGTGACGAGCTTCTTGCTCGTCGTCAAACCTATGCAATAGCATAGCACCTAAGCCTACTCTTCGGAGTAGGCTTAAGCTTCTTCTTAGAAGCACACACATAATATCTAACCACACACCTAAAGGCACACACCATTCAGATAGTATATCTAACGTAATATACATCCTGTAGAGGTCATCAGATAGTGTGTCCATACTCTTGTATACCTCAACGGTAGATCGTGCCTTCTACATACCAATACGAACGTCAGAGGCTATTTCTTGTATTGGCATCATCATGCCATATCTAATCTATTGGAGGCTTATATGAAGACATTCATTCTTGCAGGTGTAAATCAACTAGGGAACTCTGTTGCTCTTGGTAAGGATGTAATATCCTTTACCGATAAAGACAAGAAGTTCTCTATCACTATTACTGATGCTAGCTATATTCAGCTCAAAACTGAAAAGGGTGTATATAACCTTAGCAAGCATCCAACCCTTAATTACTACCATGCAGTGTGTGGTGGTCATAAAGTACAAATCCACCTGAAAGCAGTTTCAGGTTGGCTTAAGTTCTGGTAGTATCTAGCTCCCTTAATTGGGAGCTTGTACTATTGTTCAAGTCAAAGGCTTATTCAGTGATAGGAAATAAATATAACTAAAGGAGATTACCGTGTCGATATTAGAATTTCAGGGAGAGCATCGATGGTTAAGCAACTTTTGGCCTGTAACTGTAGTTTTGGATGGAATTGCTTACCCATCCGTAGAATGTGCATACCAAGCGGCAAAGACAGTTATATTAACAGAACGGAAACAATTTACCTCATTAACTGCAGGCCAAGCTAAACGAGCAGGTAAAACAGTGACAATGCGCAAAGATTGGAATGAAATAAAACTAGATGTTATGACACATCTGGTGGAACAGAAGTTTATACTAAATGATGTACTACGTAAAAAATTGTTGGCTACAGGCAATGAAGAACTCATTGAAGGCAACGCATGGAATGACACATTCTGGGGAGTATGCAAAGGAAAAGGTGCTAATCATCTTGGTAAGATTATCATGGGTATACGTACTAAGTTACAAATGAATTAGCACTATATAGCTGAATACAGGTCAGAGTCCCAACGTCTGTAATTCCTGTATTCAGCAACTAAAGGAGATAGTATGAATATCACTTTATTTGACATCATAGCATCAGTATTGGTGCTTGCTGTAATCCTTCCTTATATCCTCGCTTAAGGCCCAATCACTCAATGCCATTGCGCTTTCATAGGCAGTGGCATCCTGTCTTCAGTCAAAGTCAAAGGCTCTTTCAGGGATAGGCATACTTCGGTATGACTAATCCTTGCAAGGGAGTTTCACATGAAAACAATCCTCGTAGCATTTGTCCTCGTAGCATTCACAGCATCATTTGCATCAGCTCGTTATAACGCTGTAGCTAATGCAGACAGTAAACCTGCAGCAGTTAAAGCATCGTCCGGTTACAGTAAGGGTTCATCTGCTAAGAGCAAATCCGGTTATGCCAAGAAATCCAAATCATCCTATAACAAGGGTGAAGGCAAAGCCAGCAGAGCTAAAGCTCCATCCAACTATCGTAGCAAGTAATATCTAAGCCCATTCCTGATTGTAGGTTTGGGCTTTAGTTTGTATGAATGCCCAATTCTTTCGCGGAAAGAATTGCCAGCGGCAAGTATGCCGCTTGGCATTCATGTTTAATACTAGCTTTACACGACAGCCGGAGGAACAGAGGATTACGCAGTAATCCGATAGTTCCGTATGTCTGGAGTGTTGTGAACATCAATAATTCAATAAAGGAGATACTCTCATGGTTGATTTCAGTAAGTTAAATACTCCTGAAGCCAAAGAAGAAATGAAGCAACGCAGACTAGCTAGAGAGAAGATAGAGAAACAAAAGCATGAAGCTACTAAGTTTATGCTTAATCACTTGTCGGATTGTGAGGATCTCAATGATTACGAGAACGAATTCATTCTATCAGTAAGTGGTCGTTTTAATATTGGTTTACCTTTGTCAGAGAAACAAGAAGCATTGCTTTATAAACTATTTCATAACCATTAAAGGAGATATTCAATGGAACCAGGAGAACTGGTAGAAATGGTAGCTGAATGGCCTGATGGAACGTGGTGCTTTGTTCAGGATCTACCTACAATGACAGACAAGGATGATAACTATCAGGTAGTTGAGCTGTCTGCTTGGAGGCATTATGGAGCTTAATAATAATGAACTGGTTAATATCTCATGTGCTCTCTGGTTACAGATGAGACATCTACCTGCGGATAGTGATCATTATAAAGAGCTTGATGCTCTGTATTCTAAAATCATAAAGGAGACTGACGATGTTAAACATCATAAGAAAGAAAGTCGAAGATCATCCGTTTAAGGACGTCGATGATCTGCACAAGTTTATTGATGATCTATTGGATCAGTTCTTTAAACCAAAAGGAAGAAATGAAGATACCATACGCCAAGGAAAGGCTACTAGGGCTTCCGTATGATAGGCTAGAAGGGACGAACTATGCTCACCCTATACCATTACCTTGGTTTAGTGTAGTCGCCCCTTAAATCAATCAAAATTTTAAGTCAAAGGCTTTTTCAGGTCTAGGCATGTCTCATGTCATATTCGCTTCACCCATTCAAGGAGAACTATCATGGCAAATCCACTCAAACCAGCACCACAGAAAGTAGCACCGAAAGCACCTGTAGCTAAGGATAAGCAGAAAGCTACAGCATTCGTCAATTGGGCTATTCCTAGCTCAGAAGACCCAACGAAATATGCATTGCGCTCCAGCAAAGGTTTCAGCATCTTTGAGAATGAGTACATGACTCTCGAAGAGAAAGCTCTTGTACAGTTGGCTAAAGAGAACGGCGGATCAGTTGAAATCAATGCAGTTCTTCGCATTGTCATTCATGCTGAAAAGCCAGAGAATCTGGACATCAGCAAGATATCTGTCATCAAGAAATAGTATTATCTAGCTGAAATACAAGCTTGACTCACAAGCCCTATCAGGGTAGCTAGTTGGCACTGGTGCGTAGAAGCAAGATCATATAGATTTAGCTACGACTAAACCATCAGCATTAAATTGAGATATCTCGCAAGTTTATCAGCGGCAATCTAGGGCTATCCGAAAGGGTAGAAAAATTAAGGGGCTATCCGAAAGGATTTGCCCCTTTCCTTTTCTTATGCTATTATGAGATTACAAGGTCTAAAATTACTAGTAAGGGGGCAAACATGAGCAAATTTATAGATTTAACTGGACAAGTATACGACAGATTAACTGTAATTGAGCGTGTATGCAACAATGGAGAATCTGTTCAGTGGTTGTGTAAGTGCATTTGTGGTAATGAAAAAATAGTTCCTACGAAGCGTTTACGAAACCATTATACACGTTCTTGCGGCTGTCTTAACAGTGAGAAAGTAATACAGAAAAATATTACTCATAACATGACTGGTACGGCTGAATACGATGTATGGCGTAGAATGAAATCAAGATGCAATAATAGTA